GCATTTGGATTAACCCTTCGGAGGTAGAAAAATGGGTAGAGAGCCAGTCTCCCTTAAAACACCAATTGGCATAAAGATACGCACCGACAGAGAAATTGAACGCATTCAGATTGCGTTCAGTTTTGAAGGTCAACAGTGTCGTGAACTTTTACCAGTCTGCAAAATCAATAAAACCAACATTGATTACGCCGCTAATCTTAGAAGTGAGATACGTCGAAAGATTACTGATGGTGTGTTTGACTATGCTAAGTATTTTCCTGACTCACCCAAGGTCACTAAGGGTGTAGTTAAGGCTATTCAGAAACTCACCATCGGTGATTTACTCAGGGCTCAGCTTGCGATCTATGACAAGCAGACCGAGAACGATACGCTGTCACCGTCTTCTTATCAGGGTTACTACAAAATCATTAACTCAATCTTGATCCCTGCTTTTGACAAGCTACCAATCAACGAACTGACAGCACCTGTATTAAGAACATGGATTGCTGGGCTTGGGGTAACTGCCAAGACAGTCAGAAATCGACTTACTCCACTTCGTTCAGCACTCGAAGATGCTCTAAACGATGACTTGATTGAGTCCAATCCACTAGACAATGTCGCACTCAAAAAGCTCCTTAGCCAAACCAGTACTAAGTCCAAACGTGGAGCCATTGAACCTTTTGACCATGAGGAAGTTACAGCTCTCCTGAAAGCTTGCCGATCAGATGAACGCTCTACCCTTCAGTTTTGGTTTGCCACAGGATTGCGCCCAGGGGAGTTTATTGCTCTGCGATGGGAGTCAATAGACATGGATAAAAAGCTTGTCAGGATCTCGACCAACGAGGTCACAGGCAGGCGTGGAGATGTGGTCGGACAGTTCGAGAAGGCTCCTAAGACATCTTCAGGAGCCAGAGAGATTGATCTGAGTGTCTCAGCGATTGAGGCACTGGCTCAGCAACAAGAGCTCAAGCATGAGGACAATAGCAGAGTCTGGATGAACCCTAGATCAGGTCAACCTTGGGCTCGGGAACAACAGATCGTTCGTACCTTTTGGGAACCTTTGTTTGAACGCTCTAAGATTCGCTACCGCAACTTATATCAAATACGGCATACTTACGCCTCGACCTTACTCACCAACGGGGCTAACCCTTTCTGGTTGGCTCAACAGATGGGTCATGTGGATGCTGAGATGGTATTCAAGAGATATGGCAAATGGATTCCTAAGAACTTTCAGAAATCCTTGCCAAGTGCTTACGGAAATAGTGAGTAAATTCGGTTCTAAAATGAATTCACACAGGATTCACACAGAATGCCGTTTAATGGCTGGAGACCCGCATAAACAGGTAAATCACCGCAGGGTTCAATTCCCCCCGGCTCCACCATTACAAACCGCTTTTAACCGCTGTAGCCCCTTGAAGGCACAGCGGTTTTTCTTTTGTAACCCCACTAAACGGTACAGAACGGTGTGTGAATTCACACAGGATTCACACAGGATTCACACAGAAGTTTAAGGCTTAGGCCAAGCTTGTTGGAACATTACGGTGTCGTTAGCGTGTTGGTCAGCCTTTTGCGCCAGCCTTGAATATCGATCTGTGCACTCTCGGAGTACAGCGTTTGCGGTAATGGCGTACTTACGGAGGGTCTCAGAGGAGGCGCGGGACAGTCGATCACTAAGGGTGGAGAGTTCGTCGCGCAACCCATCAAGCTCATTACGAGCACGATCAACGGCAGCAGCAATAACAGTCTCACGGCGTAAAGATTCATTTTGTGCCTCTTGCATCTGGTTTTGAAGGGTTAACTCGCGTTTTCGTGCAGCTTCTGAAGCAACTAAAGCTTTCTTTGTGTAGTCAATTTGTGCTGCTGTATAGCCTCGCTGCTCGGCTTTATGCTGCATCCATTCAAAGCCAAGCACTAAAAAAACAATCAGTGTTGCAATGGCTACAATCTTTAACATTGCAGGCGTGAGAAAAGTTAGCCCAAACATTTTTGATACTCCTCTTCACGGCGACGAGTCAGACCCAGCACCTTAGTTGTGCCCACATGGTCGAACAAAAGAATCTTTTTGCAAGCAGCGTCATAGTCCAATTTGTTTAAAACTGGCGCAATGTACCGACAAAAAGACCCAATCCCTAGGTTGTAGGTAAAACTTAGGTATGCGTCATACTCACCTTGAGTAATTGGCACCGTAATACAGGCAACCATGCCTTTTGCGTGTGTCTCAGCTGATTCATTGAGCTTTACCAAAGCTCTGACTGGATCTGTACGCTGACCCTCTTTGACGCCACTCGTCTCCCCAAAACCAATTGTCATTACCCCACCAATATCTTTATACGTTTGCCCAACGTAGCCTTCGTTTACCGCAAGCCCAATTAACGCAGCTGCGCTAATTGAGATACTTGCTGCAGCGACACGAACTTTATTAATTGCCATTTAGACCTCCTGTTGCCAAACTAATCGAGACACAATCACACCAAGTGTTGCCACTCCTGTAAGAGCTGCAAACAAATGCTTTGGCAGCTCATCAACGTAAATTGGCACAAGCACTTGCATCAATGCAAAGATTGTTGCCAACACCCCAAAACGTATTGACCACGCTTTAAATAAGATATTTTTCCAGTCACTTTTAAATTTCATGGTTCACCTATTTATCAACCTTGCGATCTAACTTTTCGTCTATGCGATGAAGCATATCTTTCACTTCAACCATGTCTTGTGAATAATCAATTTTGGTCACATAAATAAATGGCATCTTAGAAATTGTTGTCTCAATCGCTGTTACACGACCTGTCAGCAGATTTAAGACGTATGCGCCAAGAAACCCTACTAGGGTAAATAAGCTGTTAACAATTGTTTGATCCATTACTGTGCTCCACCATTGTTTTTAAAAAAACTCATGTCACATCCCGTCCTCTAAAGTAAGCACGATCCTTTTGGACTGCACAAAACTCGGGATGAATTAACTTGCTATTAACAATTGTGAGCACTGCAAAGCCCGAGCAATGGTTAGCTGGGTTATCTTCCCCGTAGCTCATTTGTGGGCCATCTGTGTCTCCTAGGGTGCCTGTATCAATGCCCCACCTACTTCCGTCGTAGTCTGTAAAGACCGTGGCTTGGAGACGGTGTAAGTGCCCTGTGACAATGTTCTTGCCTGACACCAAGGTGTTGTTGTAAGTCGCATGAAGACCGTTCCTAAAACGATGCTTAATCATCACGTTGTCATTGACCATCATGCTCATACTCATAGGCCAAAGAGGAAACTGTTCTTGGAGAGAAAATCCAGGGACACCCTCAAACTCTGGAACCAAGTTAGCTAGTCTGGATTCAAAGCGCATATCGTGGTTTCCAATCGTCCACCAACGCTTAGCACCTTTGGCGACAGCTTCAATCTCTGAAAGATACTTGTGAACGGCATCAAGCTCTTCTTTAACAGAAGGAATCTTGTGTCCAAATGAAGACTTAGGCCAACGAGATACTCCTGCCCCATCAAAAACATCACCATTTAGAACAATGAGTTGAGGGCGTAGCTCTTCAATGACGTTTATAAATGCCTGTTGAGCTACGGTATTAGGGCCCGGCCATTTATGAACATCACTTCCTACAATAATGATTCCGTTCTCAAGCGCACAATCAGTCCGAGCGTTATGCTCTCGACGATAGAAGTTAGCAGTCGTTGATGTTTGAACCTTAGGTGCGTCTGGGTATCTAGCCTCAATGGTTTTCTTTCTACGCTGCACAGAACGCCGGCTCACACCAAGCTTCGTTGCAACTTTGTCAGAGCTACCTAGTTTTTCCCATAGCTCAATAAATACTTCATCGGTACAAGCGGCTTGATTACTTGACATTTTGCACACCTTCTTTTTTTAGTGAAGTGATGTGCTTGATCATGGCTTGAGGAATAATAATTGTCTGAGCGTGGTTATCGCTTGAATAGGTTTGGCACAGTTTGATGTACTTAGGGGCTTTCTTCAGAATCCAACCAACTGAGAAGCAAGTCAGGTCAATGTCATCATCTTTGACATCGTTACCTTCCATCCAACCAAATTCGTGGGCAGCATCTGTCCACTCGATTAAAACAATTTGAGGAGTGCGAATTTTCATATGGTTCCAATAAGCATTGCAATAAGGGAAACCTCAGACCATTTCTGTCTTTCCCTGCAATAACTTGACTAGATCCCAAGTTTCAACCGTGTCTTGGGTAACGTGCGGATTACTTCAAATTTTCCAATTTATATAAGGCTGTCAAATAAGTATGCACAGCTTCATCTACGAGGTTCTGGATTGGGCTATCTGATTTCTCAATGGCTTCGTAA